CCGGATCCGTTTATCGTGCCGCTTACCCATCACGGAGAAAGGAAAGTAAATGATATAAATGAGCCTTTGCCAACGATAACGGCAGCACATCGTGGAGAACTGGCCTTGGTGGTGCCGGTCTTCACCGAACACGCCAATGCCTCTTCGCCCCGCTGTATGCCGGCCGATGAACCACTGCGGACAATCTGCGCTAACACCAAGGGCGGGCATCATGCCTTGATCGAGGCCTTTCTGTCCAAGCATTATACCGGGGTTGTCGGTTCCGACATGCAGGAGCCGATCGGCACAGTAACAAGTGTCGATCATCATTCCCTGGTGACGGCAAACCTCGTTCGTAATTTTGGCAAATCTACCGCTGCCGCCGTAAATGAACCGTCAAAAACAATCACCGGGAAGAGCAAGGACAGCGTTGTCACCGCCCACCTGGTCCGCCAGTTCGGGCAGAGCGTAGGATCCTCGCCAGTGGATCCGGTCGGGACGATCACCCCTGGCGGTCTCGGTAAAACCGGTCTGGTCACCTCGCATCTGGTGAAACTGCGCGGCACCTGCCGGGACGGCCAGGAGGTCACAAGACCGCTGCCGACCATCACCGCTTCCGGTACCCATGTCGGCGAGGTACGGGCCTTCCTCCTGAAATACCATGGATGCGCCACTGAACACGATATGCGTGAGCCTATCGGTACGGTTACCTCCCGCGATCGCTTCGGCCTGGTGACGGTAAAATGCGAAGAGTATCATATCGTGGATATCGGCCTGCGCATGCTGTCACCCAGGGAGCTGTTCCGGGCCCAGGGTTTTGACGACAGCTATGTCATCGATCCGATCTACAACGGCAAGCCGTTGACCAAGACGGCTCAGGTGCGGATGTGCGGCAACTCGGTCTCTCCCTATCCGGCGGCGGCGCTGGTCAGGGCTAATGTGCAAATTCAATCCGCCAGGATGGCGGTGTAAGGTGCGGAAAATGACAATGAAAATCGAACAGGTAAAAATAACCGACCTCGCCCCCTACGAGCGCAACAGCCGCACCCATAGTGATGAGCAGATAAGCCAGATCATGGCCAGTATCCGGGAATTTGGATTTACCAATCCGGTTTTGATCGATGGCGACAACCGGATCATTGCCGGTCATGGCCGGATGCTGGCCGCTGCCAAGATGGGTATCGATACCGTACCCTGCCTACGTTTTTCAAATCTTACCGATAGCCAGATCCGCGCCTATGTCATCGCCGACAATAAACTGGCCGAAAATGCGGGCTGGGATCGGGAATTGCTGCAACTGGAAATGGGAGAGTTACAGGAACTCGGTTTTGATCTGGATTTACTGGGCTTTACCAGGATGGATCTGAAAGACATCTTTGCCATTATTCCCGGTAACAATGGGTTGACTGATCCGGACTCTGTCCCAGATGTCCCGATGGATCCGGTGACAAATACAGGAGACGTCTGGCAGCTTGGCCATCACCGTCTGTTGTGTGGAGACTCCACCAAATTAGACGAAGTTCAATCGCTGATGGGGGGGGGGTATTGCTGATATGGTTTTCACCGATCCTCCGTATAATGTCAATTATGCTGAGTTCAATAAAGAGCGTGGAGATGGCGGCAAGGACTGGGGTGATGCATACTGCTCTGAATGGAAAGACAGTATGTCTGATGATGACTATCAGAAGTTCCTGATAGACTTCCTTGAACAGGCAAAGCTGCACACGATAAAGATGGCTCATTTCTACGTCTGGTATGGATCGCTTTATTATCAGTCTGTCATCAATGCTTTTGTTATTAATAATATCCCTTACGATAAAGTACCGATAACCTGGGTTAAGCAGGTGGCACCGCTTTCATGGGCTCGCTACAAACGCAAGTATGAACCATGTATCTATGGAGGAATCGGTGCTGTAAATGGAAACGGGACAGGTGCTCGCTGGTTCGGTCCTAACAACGAAACGAATGTATGGGAAATCTCACGAGACCATAACGGAGATTATGTGCATCCGACACAGAAACCAGTTGCTTTGGCAGCAAGAGCAATCAACAACTCATCGAAGACAGGTGAGCTTGTCCTTGATCTCTTTCTTGGCTCCGGGACTACTTTGATCGCAAGTGATACTCTTGGCAGGATATGTTATGGCATGGAATACGAGCCGATCTTTTGTGATATGATAGTAAAACGCTTCTTTAAGTATTGTGAGGATAACGGTATCGAATGCTGTGTCAAGAGGAATGGCGTGCAGATTGGTGTTGCTTTCTTTGATGTTGAGGGTCAGGAGACAGAAGATAGAAGTCAGGAGACAGGAGATAGAAGACAGAAGTTAGAAACAACTGAAGAATTAGAAGCATGAACGAGTTTGAACTGAAAAAACCCGAATGGAGCTTTCAGGAAGGAGAGGATGCATCGTCCTACGAACGCTTCGTCATCTATCGTGATGCCGGTCCCGGTAGGTCATACAATGATATTGCATTAGCTCTTGACAAAGTGGATGATGATGGAAGACCTCTCCGTAGCTTCACTTCCTCACTATCGGCTCAGGCAAAGAAATATCGCTGGGAAGAGCGAATAGCTGCCTTCATCGAAGACCAACAGCAACGTATGCACGAAGCTGAGCTACAGGAGAAGATCAATAGAAAGAAGAAAGCTCTCAAACGTCTCGATACTCTCGAAGATTCTGTCCTGAAACCACTCGAGTTTTATATCAACAGGATCAATTCTGGTCAGATAAGGTTTGATACTCTCGACAGCAAGAGCTTCTATGATGTACTCTGTCAGATGACGAGAGCTTTCGCTCTCATTCAGGATACTCGTGCTAAGCTAACAGGAGATCCAACAGAGATATTTGAGCATCAGGGAGAGGTGTCAAGCAAGATCGAAATAGAAATAAAGCATTCCAAGTATGAATCTGAAGATACAGGGGACTAATGTACTGTGGAGAAACCTCGAAGCAAGCACAAGGATCGTTGTCAATGAAGGTGGCACAAGGTCTTCAAAAACTTATTCTATTGCTCAGCAACTTATCATCGAAGCTATGAATGAGAAGAATAAAATAATAACTATCTGCCGCAAGACCCTGCCATCACTGAAAACAACGGCGATGAGGGATTTCTTTGAGATACTGTCGTTGCTTGAGCTTTATGATGAGAAGAATCATAACAGGTCAGAGCATACCTATAAGCTGAACAGTAACTTGTTCGAGTTCGTATCTCTCGACCAGCCACAAAAGAAACGTGGTGCTAAACGGCATAAACTCTGGATGAATGAGGCAAATGAGTTCACTCTCGAAGATTATCGCCAGCTATCCTTTCGTACGATAGAGAAGATCATCATGGACTATAATCCTTCGGATGTTGATCACTGGATTTATAACGTAGTGATACCAAGAGATGACTGTACTCTGATCAAATCAACGTATAAAGACAATACATATCTTCCAAAGAGTCTGGTTGAGGAGATAGAACGATTGAAAGACACCGACGATACCTACTGGAAGATATATGGGATGGGACAGCGAGCTGTTCCTTCGTCTGTGATATATCCAAAATGGAAGTACTTTTCTGATGTCCCTAACATTGAGCCGATCTATGGTCTCGACTTCGGATATAATAATCCTGCAGCTTTAGTTAGTGTGCGATTCGATGGAGATGATGTCTATCTCAAAGAAGAACTCTATCAGACACAGCTTACAAATTATGAACTGATCGATTTTGTAAAAGGAGTCATCCAGAAGGATACTCATCCATACATCTATGCTGATTGTGCTGAGCCAGACAGGATAGAGGAGATATATCGTGCCGGCTTAAATGTGCAGAAAGCAAAGAAGGATGTCTCCGATGGTATTGATCACGTGAAAAGATTTAATCTCTTCGTTCATCGTGATTCTATCAACCTGATAAAAGAAATAAAAAACTATAAGTGGAAAGAGGACAGGAATGGGCATATCCTCGACGAGCCGGTCAAGTTCAAAGACCACCTGATGGATGCTATGCGTTATGCTATTTATACTCATGGCAGGGATCATCTTGGAAAAGAAGTCTTTGGCTTGCCATCGGCTTCAGGGATATCTTTGCCTTCCGTAACACGCAATATATTGAAAGGATTTTAATGATGGAAAATAATACAGAAATAAGAAAGATCAATGGTGTTCCGATCATTCTGACACCTTACCAACAACTGACGTCTGGCTTCAAACCTGATGTAAAGGGAAACAAGAAAAGCATGAAGCAGATTCTCGCTACACCGCTCAACGCTCCAGACTTCATTGGCACTATTGATGAAGTGATGGCAAATCCTGAACCGCTTTTGATGCACGATGGCAGGGGATACGAGATATTCGATGATGTGCTTGCCGATCCATTCGTCTATGGATGCTATGACAGCCGCATGAATAATATGCTCTCTCAGGAGTTTGTTGTCCTTCAGAAAGATAGCGATAGCAAGCAATTTGAGATAGTTCAAAAGGTAGTTGATAATCTCATAAAACAAGACATCCT